ACTCAATACCATCCCTTAATCTTATGATGAGCCAAAGCATTGCAAGGATTAGAGTATCGCTTCTTTATGTATTTCAATTGCCAATCAATCTGTTTGTATCCATCAACTGTTGCTAACCATTTAGACCTACCTTGTGGAATACCATAATGACTGCCATTTTTGGCTTTTGGATTCCATCTTGATTCCTTAAAATTTAATTCATCTAAACAATAAAATTGATCTAAGTCATTAAGCTGCATGAAAGCCCATTGTCTGTAATGATTAGTTCTATCTAATGAAGCAACGGAATTATCTTTTAATAAGCCTATGTTTAAGGCTATGAACAGAGGTATCACCAAACCAAACCTTGCGATCTTTCTGCTTCGCAGATCGCCCTTTCGCTCTGAAAGCGAATTTGCGTTTAAGGGTAGCATACGCCTCCAAATCCATCAGCATAACCGCAGGTCAGACGGCAAGTCATGATGCCCATTGTAAAGCCATCGCTTTTGCAATTCCCGGAAAGGTCTTAGATCTTGCTATTGATCCTCCTGCAAATTTCTTATTCTTGTAATGCGCTCGATTCAATCGACCACCTCCACCATTGATAAAAGGTTGATATTCACTCAGAACATTTGTAGGCACAAGATTTGGCAAGTTCTTGAGCCACAGACAGGTTTTCTTAGAATATGGATCACCAAACTGATAAGGATGGATCAATTGACTTCTTACTGGTAATCCTATGATCCTCATTGGTAAAGGATTTTCAATGGCAATATGTTTTGCTGGAGCGTTGTAGATAGCCATAAATAAGGCTTTAGCGTTCATTGCCTTTTGAAAGCGTTCGGGATCAATCTGACCTTTTTTCGGATACATTCTAACAGCTCCACCATTGGTCATGTAAGTGCATGGCGGAAAGCCAATTATCATATCCCAACCATCATTTAAGTGATTTATTACATCACCCTGAATATGCCATTCGGGATTCTTTCCGGATGTCGGTAATACATCACAAGAATAAGCCTCATGACCCAATGCCCTAAACTCTCGAGCAACCGCTTGGCTCTCCTCACAGGCTAACAAAACCCTCATATCGACATCCATCCTATGTATTGTGCATCTGGATTATCTAAAAGCCATTGCTCACGCAGCTTGTTTTGATAAACCCAATTAATGTTGTGTGTTATTTCGTCATGATTAGCGCACATGTATGGCACTCCTGATCTACGAACATCCAAGACCCGCATTTAGTGCATCGAATGACAGGCTCTTGAGTGTCAGTTGCTTCTGCTAGATTCTTTGTTCCAATGCAATTGCATCTAAGGCATTGATATACACGAAATCCATGAGCTGTGGAATAACCATCTAGCCAAATAAATTCGGTGTTGCTCGAGCAGCCATTGCACTTAAATTTAATCACCTTTACCAGCCCATCCCTTGCCCTTAAAGATTGCAGGAACTGCTGAATAGACACGCCTTAATTTAGCCCCACATACTTGACAACAAGGGATTTCATGCTCCATTGGAAGATCCAATACAATACTCAATCCCTCGCCATCACATTCGTAATCGTAATTAGGCATGATACGGAATTCGATTGATTGCGTGGCAGTTAAAGCATCGAAGCAGATCGCCCTCATGAAGTAATCTGTCATCGTTGCATAAATCGCAATATGTTGTTGATGGCTCTACCTTAACTCCATCATCTGTAAAGGTTGCAGTTAATCCAGAGCCGTCAATGATTTGTAATTCACCCATTTATTCACCTCCTTCAAAATACCATTTTCCATTAGCTGTAAGTTTTGCCCATTTAGGCGCACACTCTTTTGATTTGCAAACATATCCATAATAAGGCTTGCCTCCTTTAGAGATTCCTTCTTTGAGAATATGACCATGTTCGCACGCCGGTGGCTCATTAGGTATCGATGCACCTATCTCAGCAACAACATCTCCAACAGACCAAGCGACCGGATCTTTAGGTTTATCAGCTTCAAAACTATCTCTCAGGATTGTTTCAATTTGTGCTGACTTAGATCCAGTTTTGCCATACATGTTTTGTCGGCTCTCCAATTTGTCCTTGAATGATGAATTGGATTCAACCTTTTTCATATCATCCTTAATTGCAGTTTTATCTGTCGCTTTCAAAAGAGCAATTGACCTTCCATAGCTGCTGGTAATCACATCCTCTAAATAAAACCGAGCCATATGTTTGGGATATTCGCTTTGCAATCCCCTAGCAACATTCATAACCGCCGGATTGGTGTCATTTGCATCCCTAAATGCTCCAGTCTGAACAACAAATAATTCATCAATGCGATTGCCATTGTTATCAGTAAATATGTGATGTTCTTGTTTAATTATGCGTAAAGATCCCATAGGATAATTACTTTGAAACCATTTATTAAGAGTAGCCACATCCTCATAATCCTCGAGATTAAATGCCATCAGCTACTCCAAACTCTTGGTCATAATGGTCGTGCAATTCTTTGTAGATGACTGCATAACCAATAATGTCTTTAACACTATCTTGGTGATTTGCAGTTTCGGCAAGTCTGCTGACCTTAACGAGCAATTGCATGATGCTAACCTGCATTGGCGATATGTAATCTCCATAGTAAGCAGTCCACAATTCTGAGATTCGCTCGTGATTGCTTTGACTGCTTCTGTAAACCGATCCTCTAGCTGAGAGGATTGTTGCGATCTCATCCAAAAACTCAGTTCTGCTTGTCATAGTCAAAAACCTCATCAGACTTAGTTTTGGTGTTTACAAGTCTGCGGTGCGAAGTCCACCCATCAGCCCTGCCTTTCCAATAACCATTCTGGAATGCAGTTTCTTTAATTTCGTGAATAATCCATGCGCCTATACCCAAGCCCATAAATATCCAAGCCAGTTGTAGCATGTCATCTTTTGCGGTCATGTTGCTCCCTTACATATCCACAGCTCTTGTGGATGCATAAAGTATGACCTAGATCAAGGACAGGCGGTTAATTACTTTCGGCGTGTTTTATAACGATTAGATAACGCCAAGATCCTCAAATTCATCGATATGAGTATCAATCGTGCGTTCGATATAGTCTGTTTCACGACCCATAAGAACGCTTATTGTAGCTGAATGACCCATCATGATTGACCGGAACTACCTCTACGCTCATGCCTTTTTTGCCAAAACTAAGCACAACAAATCCCATATTCCAGTCTGCTGAGGCATATTTGAGATAAGAGGCTTTGTTTTTCATGTCCATTAAATGTCCTGCCTCAATGCCCCAAATCGTTGAATAACGCCCATTTAAGCCAGTTTGGTGTCGGGTAGCACCCTGCCTATGGGTATGCCCACAAACTACGCTATTACCCCACTTTTTAGCGAGATTAAGGGCAGTTATACCAGCGTGCTTCGACATAACTCCTTCATCGCCATGAGCCAAATACCAGCCCTTTTCAAATTCATAAGCCCTCTTGTGGAAACGAATGCCAAGATCTGAGTAGTTCATAAATTTCTCATAAACCAATTCAGGCAATCCAAGTAATGATGGAGCACCTTTAAGCAAGGTTGTAAATAATCGATCCGTATGGTTTGATCTTATTATATCTGTTGTGCCTAAATCGTAAAGAATGTTTTGAGCAATGGTTCTTTCCTCATCAAGAGTTTCTGCAAATTCTAATTTTGTATTTTTTACCCAACGGGATTGGCTAGTCATATCCAGTTCATCACCAACATTTAATACATAATCAAACTTCTCATGCTTGCTCATGCGGATGAGGTTTTTTACAGCTTGTGGGTGGTGTAGTGGAATCTGCAAATCTGGTGTTATTAAATACCTACGATTGGCTTTAATCGTCATCCTCATCGTCAGTTGGATCTATGGATGGGATGATTCCGCCATCGCCTACGATCCAATCAGGGAAAGTCTTATGCTCGGTCATTAACCAGAATGCGTGCTCTGGAGTAAATCCTGCTTTACGAGCTGCTTTATAACATTCATGCAATGCGGTGTAATGCTGATCTATCTTTGTTAATGGTTCAGGAGATTGGCGAACGATACGCTTATTGATCTTTTTGCGTTTGATAGGTTTGCGTGTGTTCGCCATGACAAAAATTATCGCTTACTGATTAAGACAAACAGATCATCGACACGCTGTTCTAATCTTGTAATTTGGTCTTTGATCGAACTTCCAGAATTGGGCTTCAATTCTTGTAAGTAGGATTTAATAACC